ACAAGACCGTTTGGTGTGAAGTATTTTGTTACATCCACGCCTGTTGCAGCTCCTTCATAATACTTTGTCCCTGCGGCATAGATTACGGCGGTATTGACAGTAAGAATATCATAATCATCACTTGCCGTGGTGTTGACAGCCGTTACTGTTGCGCCTGTTGTGCCATCATTCAAGATATTACCCACCTTGAAATGATGAGTTTTCTGAACTCTTGGTGTGGTTGAGCCTCCTCCATCAATACAAAGTGCTGTTTTCACAACCTCTGCAATGCGAGTGGCGGGGTCGAAATAAACCGGAGTTCCGGCGGGAATGTATTTCTTCAGCGTATTGGTGTAATCCAATCGTGTAACATTCAAGCCTGCGCCTCCGGGGATTTCCTCGAGGATTTCGTCCCAAACGACTGCTCCTCCCCCAAATGGATCGCTATTTACTATTTGCATTTTTTTAGTTTTTAATTAAAGTTTTTTGGCCTTCACACCTTCAGTGGCGGAGGCATTTCTCTTTGCGGCAATCTCCTTGCCCTTTGCTTCCCCGTCAGGCGGAGTACCTGACCCTGATTTTGGGATGACGACATTTACTCCATTATTTGCGGCATCCTGAGTGAAAGTATTCCAATCACCTTCAATCTCCGCAATAAGTGGGTCAATCTTATCCTCTGATTCAACTGTCAGATGCCGGGATGCAACCTTGCCAAGGAATGACAAAGGAATCCCCTTCTCCTTGAGTGCGGAGTGAACTTTGCCAAGAAGTTGTTCACGGGTTTTCTCAGATTCCATGTTTGCAATTTTGCCTTTCAGTTCTGCCGTCTCTGTTGATACCTTACTTTGGTATTCCTTGAACCATGGCGGGACATCCTCACCTCCCACGTTCTCGGTTGGTTTGGTTTTTCCCGGTTTTTCAATCGGTTTGCCATTCTCATCGAGTCCGTGCTTCTCTCTCCAATTTTTTAATGCTGTTTGCTGTGCGTCTGTTGTCCGGCGGCCAACCTCTGATTGCATAAAATCATACGTTGCCTTCACGGTCTCCAATACACTGTCGTTGATTTCTGTCGGTATCTTATCTTCCTCGGTGATGGTTTTGCTGAATTTTTCTGCAATCCCGATCAGGAAAGCGTCTTGAATCCCCCCGGCGTGTGCGCCGATCTTGGTTTTCAAATACTGAAGAATTTTTTCTTTCATAGCTAAAATGATTTTCAAAGTTACTGCAATTTATTAATAATAAACAAGTATTTCCTCCATTATCTTTTGGGAGGCATTATAATAGACTCAAACACAATGCTATTGCGTTGACCTTTTATTGGCTCGTCATGAGTTCCCTGTTCCCATATCTTCTCAGGGATTCCCCGGGGGAACGCCTTGCAACTCCATTTTGAGTTGTCCGTTGAATTGTAATGTTTGCACCTTGAGCAAACGGGTTCTGCGAATGTTGTCATTGTCCATATTTTTTTTGCATATCCTTAATCAGTTCCATAATCTTTGTGGCATAAACATTCCCTCCCGGGTTGTTAATTGCTGAGGTGAAGCCTTCGGCGGCAAATTCATCCAAGTTCTTGTTTGTGTAACGACTGATCCTTGTGGCATCAAATTGACGACAAAGTTCCTTGATCTTTGCTTTTGCCGTGGCCGAGAGAGCCGATTGTTCAATATCAACTTCAAAATAATTAGGCATCCCATATGTGACCTTGTATTGATCGAGGGAATATTTTAATTTTTTTGAAGGCATTAATGCTGAAATTTCGTGCCCTTCCCAACCCGCATCAATAACCGCCTTTTCACTTGCAATGATTTTGTTAATATTCTTCTGAATACCATTCAAACTCAGATGATATGACCTGCTCAATGATCTGATTGCACTCCCAAATTCCTTCATTGATTCAGCCGCTCCCCCAATATACTGTGGTTTTGTGATCCAAATAGGCGTTGCTGTGAGGACATGACCAAATTCATGATCAATCACACTCTTTATTGTGGTACAACCTACTCCATGGAATGCCGTTTCAACCGACTCAGCAACACTCTTGGCAAACGCAACCGGATCATTCCAATATTGTTTTGACATATTGAAGGTCTGAGCATTTGCGGACGCCCAAATATTTTTCCTCGTCTCATTGCCAATATATCTTATTTTTACAGGCGTTCCGCTTCCCCATTTGAACTGATCCCGGAGTTGTGAAAGTCTTGTGTAAGCCTCTTTGAGTATCTGAACATTTGTGATCTTGTGCTCAAATACCTCTGCCCCAAGCATAATCCGGGCGGCATCATTGCATTCCTGAACTGTTGTTGCATTGTTAAGCGCCTGTTGAGCAATCTGTTCAAATGTCTGAGCAACTTTGGGAGCGGGAGGAGGAATAACCGGAGCAGGAATCCCCGGACGTATCAATCCGCTTGCAACCTGACCGTTCTTGTAGTTATCCAAAATGAAATATGGAGGAGACTTTGCCTTCTCAATCCTTCCCCTGTTGTACTCAACCCATTTGGTAAACTTCTCAGGCATGACGTCAATCATCTGAGCACTCATAGGCTTCTCTCCCCGGAGCATGGCACGAAAGTCATCCCGGGGGATCATGATGGGGACTGCATTACAGAGACAATGAGGATGCCAACCAACCCAAATGAACCACTTCGGATAATCCCCTGCCAAGACTTCACATATCTCAGGGAAAGGATAAGCAGGATGAGCACCCGAGAGGCTGATCCTGACCCCGATCACAAATGGCTCATTCAGCCAACGAAAGTGATCCGCCAAGAGATAAGCCTGAGTTGTCTCAGTCCGGGTGAGTCGCATGGCGTTCTTGTATGCCGATTTATAAACCCCTCGCCCGGGATGATACATTCTCTCCTTGATCCCCGGGACGAGTCTCCCATCCTTATCCTTGATCTTGCGGAATAGTGCCGTTGGATTGTTGAGGTATTTCCTGATCCTTCTGCTTATTGTTGCGGGTGAGTCCCCGTTCATTATGCCGAGTCCAAGCTGTATCTCCATCTCCGCCCTGAGTTGATCCCCTATTTGCCAAACGGCACTCGACAAGTTATCTGACGGGCGCTCCCGGGCGACAAATGCCATGATTGAATTGATGTTTGGGATATAGCCTTCCTTCTGAAAGTCCTTCCCGAGTTTGCCAATTGTCTCAATATATTTCCCGGTGATCTCATTATTCTTGAGGAAACTGACCCCGGCAGAAGCCATTTGAGCATCCCGGATCAGGTTGAAACTTTTTGCCTTGAAATCAACCATCAGGTTTCCCATGCCGACATTGATAGGTTTGGCCTTCGTGAAGTCAAAAGACTTGACAAACCGTGCCGAGGGATTATCTTTCAGCGCCGCAACGTCATCAGCAACCTTCCCAAAAAGTTTTTCGTACTTATTGAGGAATGCTGCCTGACGGTACAGAAACTTGTTTCTGAATGTTATCGAGGTGTTCGGCATACCAATCAATTGTTCGTTTTAGTCCTTCTTCAATTGTGATTGTCGGCTTCCAATCAAGTAGTTGTGCTGCCTTACGAATGTCAAGTTTTCTCCGGGTGATCTTGTCAATCTTCCGGGGAGGGTTGTCAGAAAGCAATTGCATACTACCCGTTATATTTTGAACCAAGCGATATAAAGCAATGATAGAAGTCTCAACCCCCGTCCCAATATTGACCTCAGTCTGTAACCCCGGAAGCGCCACTGCCTTCTTGACAGCTTCAACCACATCCGAGATAAATGTATAATCTCTGGTACATTCCCCATTTCCATATATGTTAAAGATTGATTTGTTCAAGTTTGCAAATACAAGTTTCCCGATAACCCCACAATATGGATTTGAAGCAAGCTGTTTGTTTCCATATACATTTGACAATCTGAAGGTTGTATAATTCCCTCTTTGTTGAAGAAATACCTCAGCGATCCGCTTGGAGATGTCATACGAATTTGAACTTTTTAATTCAGCATCCTCGGGTGTTGGTATCTGTTCGGCATTCCCATAAACGGATGAGGTTGAAGTATAGATGATCTTCGGCATTTGGTTTTTCCTGAAGAACTCAACCGTATTGTGCGCATTATTCCTGAATGTTTCCACGGGATGATCCATGGCATATATGATGTTTGATGTTGCACAATGAATGATAACATCATACTCATTGCAGTCCCCCAACGTCTCGAACCCCTGCTCATAGAACTCGATTCCTTTTGGAACATTTGCCATATCACCAAAGGAGAGGTCGTCAACCCCGACAACCCCGTATCCGTATTCAAAGTTTAGCGCCCGGGCGATATTGCTCCCGATAAATCCTGCCGCTCCCGTAATGAGTATCTTCTTCATATCCTTCCCTCCTTTCTCATCATTAGGAACGAGTCAAACGACATCTGACCATACTGATGAATATTAAAGATGATTTGATTTTTCCATTCCCTCAGGAGTGAAGAAGTCCCGGGATCACCGAGTTCAAAATCGGTATGTCTCACCTTATAATCCGGCAAAATACAACATCTCATCCCGGCCTCGGTAATCTTTGGGGCAAGGCTTCCCTCGATCCAACCATATCTCTGAGCCTTAGGCGGGTATGGTATCTCTTTGATTATATTCAGGAGTCTCCCGCTCAGGCCAATAAGTGCCCAATTGAGTGCCTGTCCCGGGAAAATATAAACCCTTGCGCCCCCGAACCACATTTCTGATTTTGGGAAGTCCCTTACAATATCAACATGGTCAGTCATCATTAATGAGGCTAACCCAAAGTCCCCTTGCCTGATGGCGTTTCCCATCTTCTCAACCCATCCGATATTCAACGGATGCTCATCGGGATCACAACCGATCAGGACATCAGTGTTCTCAGGCTTCAGGTATTGATATGCCTGCGTCCAATTTTGTGAGACACCAATGTTTTCCATGAGGGCATAATTTGATCCATACCGGGCAGCCAACTCAATAAGTTTGCTCGAGTTGATTTTCTTTGCACCCTCGAGACTTTTTGGGACTTCATCTCCCATAACAAGTGGGAATCCGAGATCAAATATTGTATGCTCGAATGTCCCGGGTTGATTCTGCTCATATAGCAATTTTGTCACCTTCTCGGTTTCGGAAGGTAAATTATAAGCAAGCGTGAAGCATAAATTTCTCATCTCTTTGATTTGAATAAAATAAAGTTTCCTGTTATTTCGGCATAAGGCTCAACTCTCGCATCCCGGGTCAGTTCTATTCCTCCGGCAATGTCAAAGGAGAGCCTGTCAATTATATTGTCGTTGTACTGATTCGGGTATATTCTCATCCCCAATATTATCGGCATTGTTCTTATTGGCAAACCTGTTATCTCATCCGGGTTATAATTCCCATGTGTGATTATCTTCATTGAAAAGAACGGGGATGTTTGATATGGCCATAAATAGAATGTCGCTCCCAAGACAAACCCATTTACATAAACATACCTGTCAAGACTGACAGGTCTCCACTCAGCGATTATGGATACGTTTGATCCTTGAAGTTCAGCGCCAACGAATCCCTTCAGGCCGCCTATTGGAGCGAACCCGAGTTTTTGGTTGAATGATACCTGACCAGAGCAGGTGCGTCCGATTATTATAGTAATTACAAAAACCAATATTATCAAAATAACCTGAATCCAATTTCTGTTTATTGTTTTCATTTTCTAATTTGTTTCCGACATTTTTTACAAAGTACATTATGCACAATCAGAACCTTCCCCTGAAATGCAGTCCCGCACTTAGAGCAAACCATTTGGAACTGCTTTTTCATTGGGATTGAATATTCCTTTTGTGTCATAATCAACAAAATCCTGACATAATGTTGCGGCTATTGGAGTCCCTGAGCATACCCACATCTCGGCATTAAAGCGATCCTTCCTGTTCATCATATTCACCGGGATCACCCTGCTAACATACTCCGCATTGAACCAAAAGAAGTTCCCGGAGTAATGAAGTGGCCAACCCTTATTGATCAGCTTCACTCCGCAAAGGTCATATCCGATATTGAGGAAGCGGACGTCAAGCATCCATTTCCTGAGGATATAATGATTCATATAATCCCTCCAATACTTGCCTCCCTCATGACCCGGCCAACTAACTCCCTTGGTATGGATATAAAACCCATAAAAACCCTGACTCCTGTTGCAAACATCTTTCATGAATGCGAGAGTAAAGAACTCGAATGCGTTCAAATCGGGCGAATATGCTGCGAGCCTCAGCTTCCCGAAAGGCTCAATTAATTTCTCAAGTTCCTCCTTGTCATATTCACTTCCAAGGCAACAAACATTGGCGACCCTCATGTAATCATAAAGTCCGCTCTCTTGCATGATATTTATCTGTTCGGATATGATTGACTTCCAATCATTGATCATGCAAACATGAATAAAGCCTACGATATTGCTTCTCTGCTCTGCCATAACTTTCTTTTTATAAATTTCATTCCATTAATGTCCATCTCCTCAGGGAGTTTGTTCTGTATGAGTTGATATTTCACATTTAACAGGTGATTATCATC